AGCCGCACGACGTCATCAGCGGCGATGCCGTTCATCATCGACGCAAGCTCTTCGGCGCCCCAGCGGACAATCCCGACTGTTTCGCGCATGGCTGACGCAATGCCGCTGAATGCAGTAACCACGCCGGCCGCTAACTGCTGAGCTGCCTCTACGGTTGCAGGGTCAGCCAGAATGTCGGCCAGCTCACCGATGGACTCGACCAGAACGCCGCTCGCGCCGGACGTTTCGTTGACCTTGCCAACGAACACGCCGAACTGCGTCTGCAGGTTGACAAGCGCGTCTTGCACGGACGTTTCCATGGCGTCCGCTAGCGCCTTGTTCTCTTCACGGCTCTGGCGTAGGCCTTCGTTTAGCGCCTCGACCGAGAGCTTTCCGGTAGCGCCTAGCTTTCGAATCTCTTCTGTGCTGCGCCCGGTGGCCGCTGCAATGCCATTGACGATTGACGGGGTGGCCGCAAGGATCGAAGCAAAGCCGTCAGCGTCGATCTTCCCCTTCATCAGCGCCTTGGAATAGGCATCCATGGCCGTGCGGGCCTGGTCTGCCCGTGCAGCGTCACGAACCAGTGCGTAGGAGAACGAATCCGTAATATCCAGGACTTCGGATGTTGCGTATCCGAGGTCGCGCAGCGTGTCAGCCGTTGACAGATAGACCTCTTGGGCCTCGCTTAGCGCACGATAGGTGCCGTTCGCAGTCTCCAACAGGCGAGCCTGCACCATCTCATACTCTTCGGTGCTGCTGGTGGCATTCCGAATGCGAGAGGCCATTTGGCCGTACTCATCAGACGCCCGGATAACGGCTCGAACACTCAAGAATGCGGCAAGCGGAGCGGCAACCGACCGAACCACGCTACCTAAGCTGCTGACGCTCTTCTCGGTCCGTTTGGCGGCCTTCTCGAAGTTGCCTAGGGCCTGATCGCCCTTGTTGACCTGCGTGCTATCAACCGCGACGACAAGCTTTGCGTACTCAGTCATGCGGCAACTCCAAAGTGCAAAGCATGGTTTTCAGAAACCCGCTCGATCTGTCTGCGCAGGCGGGGGTTGGCACCAAGCAGTTCGGCAATCTCGGTCGAGCTCTTCATGGGCAGCGACCAATCAGCGACCAAAGCAGCGGCCAACGTGGATCGGCGCAGACGGATCAGCCGCTTGCGCTCGACTGGATCAGCGGCATCAAGGAGAGCTCGATATGCTTCGGCGCGTGACGCTATCGCCGCGGCCACCGCAACGAATTCCCGGCTCAGGACGGATCTGACGCGCACCCACTCACGATTCCCGGCCGGGTCGACCAGCTCTATCCGGACGCCCTGACTGGAGCGTGTCCGTGTGTAAAAGTCCTCAGGGCGCATCTTTTCTCCGAGCAACAAAAAATCCCGCGCTTGGCGGGCTGTCGGTGTTGCGGTTTCGCTTACTTTCCGAAGTTGACCAACTTGTTCACTGCCCTGGCCGTACACTCCAGCGTCAAAGTTTTTCCATCCGTAAAAGAGACTTCAGCGATGTTCTTCTTGGCTGAATAAAAGGAGCCACCAATCGCCACTGCAACGCCAATGACCGCCCCAAATATCCCAAGGAACATGGTCCCAAGCGCTCCTAATACCACTGCGCCAATGAGCGCTCCGATGAGCCCGAATTTGCGCTCAGCGTCTACCCTAGCGTTCACTCTTTCGACCGCATCCCTTCGGTACTCTGCCTTCTGGGCGGATTCAATAACGAGAGATTCGCCTGCGAAATACGCACTCCCTTTGATCCCGAACGACCCCCCTATAATCTTCATGCGCACCCTCCTGAAAACGCGGAAGTTAGCATCAGATTCAGCCCTGGGCCACCCTGTCTTCTACCGCCGCCAGACGGCGCAGTAGCGTGATTTCGTGCGGCTTGAGCTTGCGGCCGTACAGATCGGCCCACGCCTTCAGTTCAGCAAGCGATTCGATGGGCCTGGCCGAGCAGTACCACTCCCACACATAGGCCATCTCAGGCGGGCACGGTGGGCCATCCAGGCGTGATGGACGCTTTCCAGTCTTCTCGGCAATGGCTTCCAGCTGCGCGCGGACGGTGATGCGCTTGTCCGGCCCTTTCTTCGGCCTCGGCCCAGCTGGTCGCAGCAGTCCTAGTTGATGCTCGGCGTGCGCGATCAGTCCTTCGGCGAGCCCGTCGAGCGTTTCCCAAAAAAACGGCGGCGATCACTCGCGAACCGGTCAACCTCTGCCGCGATGTAGGGGGATTCGCGCAGGAACTCCAGCAACGCTGCCTCGGAAAACTCTGCATCGAATGACCAGCCGATCACGAGCGCGGCATTCAACTTGAGCCGTGCGGCCTCTGTCTTCTCCGCTCGATCCTTTTCGTCCTTGACCGAAGCCAGGACCAGCAGCTCGCGCCGGAACTCATCCAGCGCCACGCGGAACTCGTCGGAGTCGACACCCCTGATCTGCAGCCACTCATCCGTTGGCGCCCCGTCAGGCAGGGAGAGCGGCATGCGCTCCCCCTCGTTCGCCTTGGCCCGGGTGAAGAAGTCACTCGGTTTCATGCGAACCCCTTACGCCGGAATGCGGGTGATGGTGATCTCAGTGTCGACCGCCTGGTCATTGAAGGCCCGGAAGTCCGAGTTCTGAATGATCGGATCGTCGCCGCTGCCTTCCTCGCTCGAGGTCGTCAGCTTGGCCTGGGTCATACTGATCTGATAGCTGTTCTCGCCATCGGTCAGGGTCACAACCAGCGGGGTTTTCGTCTCGCCGAGGTACTTGGCCTTCAGCCGGTCGTCCTCGATGTAGGCGGCCAGGCTGCCGGATACGTTGATGCGGCCCAGCTTGATGTCGTAGGCGTCGCGGCTGAACAGGCGGTAAATCGCCTCCATGCCGTTATCGAGCGACAGGTTCAGCGCGGTCGCGTGGTTCAGGCCGGTGCCGCCTTCGGTCAGCGAGCCCTCGAACGTGGTCATCATCACGGTCTCGGTCGGGTCGGCGATGCTTTCGGTCAGAGCATCGTAGACGTATGGCTCCTCCTTGGTGCCGATCATGGAGAAGGTGATGCCGATCTTGCCCTGCAGCGGGCAGTCGATGGCCACGGTGCCGACCTCACAGCCGCGGTAGATCAACCAGCGGCCAATGTCCTCGTTGTGCTTGAGGATGGCGAACTTGCGGCGAGTGCTGCCGGTCTTCAGCGTGCCTCCGGTTGCGATCGTAACGGAGGCGCCTGCCAGCTCATCCACCAGCGTAACGGCGGCGCCGGCCAGGTCGGTGACGGTGATCTTGCCGGCTGCGACCGAGGCTACTTTGAACTGGCCGTTGTTCGCGGCAGTTGCGAAGCCGCTTACCTTGATGACGTCGCCAACCGCAAAGCCAGCGGTCACGAAGCCCGAAGCGGAGTCGTTGAAGCTGTCGTCTGCTGCTGCGACAGAGACAGTCGTGGCTGTGCGGGTCTTCACCTGCCAGGCGCCGTGGAAAGCCGCCTCTAGCAGCATATCGAAGGTGCCGTAGGTCAGTTCGGCCTCAAGGTCGCCGGCCACGCTGGAAACGCCGCTGCGGGATTCGGCCATGTGGCGGCCTGGCAGCATCTCGTCCGACTCAAGCTCCTCGACCGACTGGCTCAGGCCATTGGTGATGAGGCGCAGCGGAATCCAGGCGACGGCCGGGTCGAGAGTGCCGCCTACACCCTCGATTTTGAGATATGTATTTTGGGAAACACCTACTGCATAGGCCATTTGCTTTCTCCAGAAATGCAAAAGCCCGCACTAGGCGGGCCGCTATAAATTCTTGTGAAACAAAAAGGGCGACCCTTTCGGAATCGCCCTATATGTGCCGTTGTCGGCCCTTACCTCACCAGACCTTGCCATGCCTAGCCGTGACTTGCCTGAGCTTGCCACGCCCCGTCTGATGATGCTTTCGCACCGCAATGCCCTCTCGACGAAAGGACATTACGCTGTTGTCAGCCCTTGCCGCAGCTTGCCACGCCGGATCTAGCCGTGCCACTCCCAGCCAAGCCGCACCATGGTAGCTATCGCCACCGCATAACCGCCCGCTTGAGCGGCTATACGCTGTTTACAGCCCATAACCTAGCTCGCCTTGCCTCGCCAGTCCTAGCCTCAGCCAGCCGCGCCATGATTCGATACCTAAATCAGTTCAGCGCTTTCTTTGTCATCCCTTGCAGCGCTGATAGCTTGGCGATGGTGTCCATGCTCGCCTTGCGTTGATCATCTGTCAGCTCCGTCATCCGCAGGTTGCGCAGTTTGCTTCCTGCGGAACTGAAAATCTTCTTCGCGCCTCGCTGAAACTCCGTAACCGCGACCTCAGTTTGCTCTTGCGGTGGAACCCAGCGGTAACCCTGGCCGCGAACCGACTGCAAGCATATCTGATGCTCTTTCAGTAGATCAGATTTGAACGCCTCAACATTCGCCAGCCATTCAAACTGGCGCTCTCGGAATTGCTCGGCGGTCATCTGCTTGGTCTCGGCGATGGTCGGCATCCCGAAGTGCTCTTCAAGCCATGAATGACTGACCATATCGCCGTAGCTGAACTCGGAAATGAAGTCCTCGACGGCCTGCTTATAGAGCGGAAACTTAGTCAAATCACCCATAGATCACCTCGAAGCGGCCAAAGCGCGGGCGGTATTCACAAACACCAATTAGCTTGCCTGAATCTTCGATTGCTTTCTTCGCTTCTTCAAGGTTGATTACGTCAGTGTTTACAGCAATTTCAAGCTCTGCCGCCCACTCTAGGAAAATCGGGCGGTAGCGCATCAGTTTTGCCTGGCCAACCTTTACGCCACGGCAGTCAACAAAGCGCGTGTCCTCCCACAGCTTTGCCGGTGTGCCTGGCCCATCAAAAAGCAGCTTTGCCTTATCCGTCATCACCAAGGCGCCGCGCTTCCAGTGAACGCCCATCTTTTGCAGCTTTGCGCCAGCCCAAAAGGTAGCGTCGAAATTCTGGCCTGGAATGTAGAAGCCGATCTTTTCGTCCCAGTAAGCGCCCGCAATGAATTCCGAGCGAGCAATTGCCAGATGGTCATCGTCTGTCTTCTTGCGCTTGCCGGTCAGCTCCTTGTGCGCCTTTGTTTCAGGCAGCAAAGGGTTTGCCAGCTTGTCGCTATGCATCATCAGCGGCGATGTGCCTACGACTTTTACTGTGATCAGGTCCATGGCGTAGCTCCGAGCGGTAGTTTCAATCAAGGCTGTTTAGCCGTTGACGATTAATCTACTACCGTTTTCGAGTGCAAGCAACTCTTTATCGAATGATGTATAGTCTATTTCGATTGAATCACAACACTCGAAAAGGAGCTGATACCATGACCTCTATGCTTACCGGATCAAAACTACGCGCCATCCGCGCACTTAAAGGTGTCACTCAGGCCCAGCTAGCCGCTGCTGCTGGGGTGTCGCCCTCTGCTATTGCTGAGTACGAAAAAGACAAGCGCGACTTGCGATCCGACACGATTCGCAAGCTGTGTGATGCGCTCGGCGTAACCGTTGTCTACAAGGTAGACGGAACAGAAATCAGCGGACCTTAAGCCGGAAAGCTCCAAGCTGTGCAGTAAACGCTGACGCTGACCGACTGCCAGACGTCTTCCTGGCGAATCTGCGAGCGCTCAGCGCGGCGGATCAGTACGCCCTGGCCTTGGTAGTCGAGGCGCTTGCCGGAGGCGAAGAAAGCCAGCAGCGCGTCCACGTCAGTCAGTAGCCCGGCGTGGCCGGTGTTCTTGGGGTGGAACAGGTCGATCTGCAGGATGCCGGTCCACTCCTGCGCAGCATCCTTACCTTGGGCGGCTGGGGCGCGGCCAGTTGGAAGGGCAGTGAGGCGAGCCCAGCTCTGCCCAGTCGGCGGCGTGAAAGTCTTGCCCTCGAATGCCGTTCGCGCTACAGGCATGACGCCTGAGGCGATGTAGGCCGACACCAGCGCTGAGTGAATCTTGCTCTCGCTCATCGTCACACCCTGTTTTTTCGGATTGCCGCGTCAACCATGCGCTCTACGCGGTCCATGTTGCGCTTGACCATGCCCTCCGGCGCCTGCTTGGAGCTTCCCTCTTCAAGCTGAACGATGTACGGCAGATTGTTCGACAGGTACGTGACCTGGCCGGCACCCTGCGGGGTTTTGGATTCGACCTCAGCAATTGCCTCGCCACCGCTTTTGTCTAGTCGATCCGTCTCGCCTGCTACCGGCGAACCAGGGGCCGTCTGCCAATTCCCGCGCGCCCTTCCGGTATCCACCGGTGTCGCCAGGATCACGCCGCGAAACAGCTCAAGCGTGGCCACGCGGGTGATCTTGTTGTGCGCCTCGGTCGTCTTCGTGGCGAAGCGCCGGATATCGCCTGAAAAGCTCATGTCACTTCCTCAGCTGGACAGCCCACGTTGCGCCGGCAGGATCTTGCTCGACGCGGACAACCAGCATCCCGTCCAGCGTGTCGCCCATCGCAGGCGCCC